TCCCTATATGGTATTTTGAAAAGTTGGTTGTTCCGATTTGTCCATTCAGGCAGCGCAGGATATAAAGCAAGTTTGCGAACCATACAGAACCCGCTCCCACTTCAGAATTGGAGATTGTTAGCCCGGCTTGTACTATTTCCCCTACCCTGCCGGGGATTTCGCCGCTCACGCGAGGGCTGACCAGCTGCATATATAAGCGCGTCTGCGTGATTTCGCAGCTTTTGAATTCCACGCCAGCGCCGAGCAGGTGGGGAAGCACTGCTTCCGCAATTAAATCATTGTCAATCGGTCTGTACTTGTCGGACAGGAAAGCCCGCACGTTCCCGTCAAGCGTCCTTACCAGATTTGCCTTTCTCTCAGCGTGCAACCAGTCATTCACGTTACGCGCCAGAAGGTCGGGCTTGTCCTGCATCATGCGGTCATAGTACGTTTTGGGGATGTTCAGCTTCGCTGCAATTTGTCCGTGAGCGTATGGGTTGATATTGAAAATATCGCTTCCACCGTTAACGGGAAAAGCAATGTTCGGGCGGCCTTCATCGGTCAATACCATTTCCAGCTTTCCGCTGGGGACAATATAATCTTTCTTTGCATCCCGCTGCCGGGCAATTTCCGCCGACAGCTGCTCAATGGTTTTTCTCTGTTGCATGGTCTAAGCTCCTTCCCGCGCCCGCTGCTTACTTATAGCAGTTCACGCCCAGCTTAAGGTTATTAGTTCCGGGGATTGTGATATTTCCTTCCGTCGATGCAATAACAGTTGATTTCCCGCTTTTGCTCCTGCCGCAGTCCTTGCTCAAGTCCACCGTGATTACCAGCTTCCCGTCCTTCTTCTCCAGCTCAATATTTTTCATTTCCTTTGCTCCTTGCGTGTGTGTTGTTGTCCTTTGCCGTTGCCAGTTCGCCGCGTGTCAAGCCGCGCCGGGAGCGCTTCCGCGTCGTTGCCGCCTGCTTGTTTCATCACTCCTTTCCCCGGCTGTTTTTCTTATTATCCCATATTTAGAATGTATTGTCAAGCATAAAATACATATTTAGCCTGGCCGAGTATGTATTTCCCCGCCCGCCTTTCCTTTTCCAGCTGGCCTGCCGCTGGCCTGCCCGGAGCGCGGCGCTTCCCGCCTTTTCCCGCCCGGCAGCCGCCCGGCCTTCAGCCCGCCGCCGCCTTCCCCGGCCTGCCCGTCGCCTGCCCGCTTCCCCGCGCTGCCACCTGCCCGCTGCAGCCTGCCCGCCCGCCCAGTATACCAGCAGCCCAAGATAAAACAGCAGCCTTCCCGCCGGCCTGCCGCCTGCTCCAGCGCGAAGACTGTTTTTTGGCCTTCTGAAGGTGAAAATTAGCGTTTTGAGCGCCTTTTCCCTTATTCTCTACTCTATGGTATGGGGAGCGGGCGAACGTGCAACCAGCGCCCGCCTGCTTCGCGTGGTGCGGCCTGCTGCCGGGAGTCGGGAGCGCCAGCCGGGAAACCGGGAGCGCGACAGCCTGCAATAAACCGCGAGCGCACACACACACGCCCGCCTGCCCACGCGCTGGAAACGCCCACACGCCCGCACACACACACACGCACCAGCAGCCGAGCGCACGCGCGCACGCGCAGCCGCGCACGCACGCCCACGCGCAGGCACGCACACACGCGCCCGCCCGCGCGACCACCCGCCCCCCACGACCCCCCTGCGCATCTGGCACAAGCTCTCTTTAAAAACACACCCTATTTTTAACTGAAGCCCATAACTGAATCCTGTTTTCCTAATAGGGAAATGGTGTTACCTCCTCCTGCCCGGGAAAATGGCGGGGCTGGATTTTTTGGAGAAGGGCTGTGTGGGACACGAATTTCTAGTTTTGTGTCCTTGGCAGCCGAAATGCCCCAAGTTTTTGAATTGTGTTTGTATTTATTTGACACGCCTATATGTTGTGGTATAGTGGAAATCGGGAATATGCTTGACGTTCCCGAGTAACTCCTTCATGCGGGGAGGAGCTGTCCCCCATACGGTTCCTCCCTCCCCCGACAGAAACGCGGAAAGACCGCTACATATAGTAAAAAGGAGCAGTGATGGCAGAAGAAGTGAAAGAGTTAAAGGAGAAGGCGCTGGTGCATTTAGGGAAAGAGCTGACTGATGCGCGTCTTCCAGCAGTTCTTTCGTCGTACATGACGACTGACAACTTGCCCGAGGCGTTCCGGGGGATTGATGGGTATGTGCAGGATGTGAGGAAGCAGCTGATAAAGGAGGCAGGTGGGAGGCTTACCCAGTTGCAGATGATGGTGCTTGATGGGATTTGCGAGTTGACCATTGTTATAAAGTACATATCGACCTTTATAGCAGAGCAGCCTGCTTCTAATATAGTAGCGTTCGACAAGTTCGGCATCCCGCACCCGACGGACATGGTAATCCGTGGGCTTTCTGGATTGCATCAGGTGTTGGACAAGAAGATAAAGCAGTTTCATGATATGACTGCCGACCAGAAAGATGAGATGTCTGCCGCTGAAATGCACAGAAGGGCGATAATGGGCGAACATAAACCGACAGGGAGACCGACTGGCGGCCAGAAGCATAACCAGCGAGAAGGTGTGACGGGCAGGTTTGTTAAATCTGCTAACTAAAGGAGGTATAGTATGCCGAGATTTATCGACGATTTGGGGAAATCAGTTAAAGCTGGGATGAAAGCAGTAGGTCCGTCTGTAAGAGAATCTGTAAAATCAACAGTGAAAGGGCTGTCTCCTGCGGCAGCTGCTATTTCATCGCTCAAGCAGGGAGCGCAGGAATATTCTTCCGAGGCAGCTCAGGGTGCTGTTGATAAAATGATTAAGAACAGAGCAGCTAAACCAAAACAGCCGAAGCCGATAGTAAGGTTGAGGAAAGCGTAAAGGAGGACTGATATGCCGCGCTTTATAGACGATATGGGCAGTAAGGCCAAGAACCTTCCGCTGCCAAAGCCGAGAACTATCCCCAAACAGCAGTCTCCAATGTCACCAGTTCAGAAAACAAGTGTTGGCCGGGACGTTGGAGCTGGTATGGCTGCTTTGCTTCCTAAAAATCTCCGCAAGCGGAAAACGCAGGGGCTTGATTACGAGTAGAACATGGCAATTACCCCGGACCAGTGGATTGAGTACCGAAAGGATATCATTAAGTTCGTAAACGATGTTGTTTACGTTCCGTCCTCATCGTCCCAGAAAGTCATCAAGGTCAAGCTCAAGGACAAGTGGGCGTATCAAGGCCGCATAATCAAGGAAGTAACTCGGAAACTGCCGGGTGATAAGTTCAAATATTCTACGGCCGCCATCTGCATTCCCAAGCAAAATGGGAAAACGTTCATGGCGGCTCTTATTTTGCTCTGGCGGTTCATGACCCATTTCAATGTTCAGGGCGTTGTCGCCTCAAACAGCAAGGACCAAGCATCGTCAGTTGTGTTTGACACTTTCAAGTCCATGGTGAAATACTCACCGGCAATCCTTGAAGCAGTCGAACCGGAGAACGTTTTAGACAAAGAAGTGCGATGCCCTCGAACAAACTCAGTTGCAACCGTGCTATCCTCCTCAAAAGCAGCGGCATGGGGGTACGGAATCGACATTGCCATCGTTGATGAAATCCATGCGGCTCCTGATGACGAAGGTATCTACAATATCTTAGCGTCCCAGACCGGCCCGCGTGACGGTCAAATCATTCTCCCATCCCAAGTTTCATCACAGTTGAACATTTTATACCACTTATACCAGATTTCAGAGCAAAAGCTCGACCCATCCCTCTATTTTTTCTACTTGCGTGGCAAAAACCCGTCGCCATTGGTCACACAGCGGTGGCTTGATTCACGCCGAACGCAGCTTACTCCCGCTCAATACGCCCTTTACCACGACAACGACTGGGTTTACTCAACCCGAAAGCTCTTTTCACCTGAACAAATCGGGCGAGCTGTCTCAAACGGTGATGATTACCGGGCTCCTGTCTCTCAAAAAGACCTCGCTGACTGGGAATATAAGCTCGGGACGCGATTTCATATCGGTGGCGGCCTTGATAGAGCACTTCCTTACTCAAAACACGGCGATGAAACATTTTGGACAGTCGTTGGAAAGGGAAAAACGCGCGGTGAAGAGTTTTATGTCGTCTTAAACCAAGAATTAATCCCGGATTCTTCCGATACAGCCATAAAAGAAGCCATAATGCGCGACCATAAGCGCTATCGGCTCGATAAAGTAGCCCTTGAAGTGTATCAAGCGTCGGATATCAACCAGTGGTGTCTTGAAAAAGGAATAGATTCCTCGATTATTCATCCAATCGACAAGGTTCAAGTCGAATCATTCACAAAACTGCATCAGCTGGTCAAAGAAGAGCGGCTTGCTATCCCGGAAGGGCTGCCATCAGTGCCAGAACGGGTAAACGGCTCTACCGGCGACCTGCCAATCCTCATAAAAGAGATGAAAGAGTTCGAACATGAGATGGATGGTGCGGTTCCCAAGTTCGGCCATAAGCCGGGAACTAAATATCACGATGATGCCGTCTACTCACTCAACTGGGCAATCTACTCGCTTCGGGAAGTGGAAGCAACAGAACGAAAAGTCCACACCCAGAAACAAATTATGCGATACGATGTCAACCCCTATACAGGCCGATAGCTATGCCATACGATTATTTCCAGCAGGGAAGACAGTACTTCGACCCTAAGAAGCACGGTTCATCAACAACCACCCGCATCCCATCCCAGCAGAAATTCGACCCGGAAGGGTCTGGCTATGACTACCTCACCGCCCGGGAAGCTGGAATCACCCCCACTCCAGACGGACACTGGGGTAGCCGTGACCCGAGAACCGGGATGCTGCTTAAAGGAAAACGCCACAAAACCTTCTGGATGACCGAAGAAGCAGAAAAGAAGGGCGGGTATGAAATCTATAAAGGCGCTAACAACCGATACTACTCACGGAAGAAAAAATAGCAGGAGGACCAGCCATGCCTGACAATGAAATGTTTTACCCATCAGATACGCAGCCGACTGACATCGGAGCTCTTTTTGGCGGTGACATCGTTGAAGAGCCGCCTCCTAAACGCCCCAGTCCTGCTATGCTGGAACGAGCAACCAAAGTCCTAAACGAACGCTTCAAAGCATCAAAGCGAATCGTAAACGCCAAGAAGGACAAGTGGAAGATATGGGAGCGGATGTATAAGAACGAGCAAATCCAGCGCCGCATCATAGGTGAATCAAACCTCGTCCTCCCGAAAGCCGACTACATCGCTGAAGTAATATCCGCAAAGGTCATCAACTCCATCTTTTCCGTCTCAGAATGGCTTACCATGAAGCACCCGATGATGGACCCGGCAATATTGGCCGACCAGCAAACATGGTTGATGTGGGTCATGGACAGGAAAGTAAACTTCTATCTGACTGCCATTGAATTATTTAAATCAGCTCCCATCAAAGGAACAGCAATCTGTAAAGTCTACATGAAGCATTTCTGGCCGTGTGTTGAATATCTCGACCTCGAATCGTTCTTCCCTGACCCGCTCGCCCGAAAGCCCGGCGATATTCAATCTATGCGCTACTGCTTTCACCAGTTCAAACGAGATATGAACCAAATCAAGCGGTTCGTTAACGCCAACAACCAGTCTATCTACACCAATCTCGACAAGCTGGAAGAAATGGGGAAAGCAAAGCTGGGTGAATCGTTCCGCATGACCGGGACAGAAGGCGTTTCAGTTGAAGACAAGATAGTCCCTATCTTCGACCTTATTGAATATCACGGTGAGTTCGAACATACCAAAGGCCAGTACGGTGAATATATCATTACCGGCGTTTTAAAGGAACAGTCATCAGATGAGATTGACCTTGTTATCCGCTGCGAGCCGTCCGGGTTCAAGGTTATGGACAACTACACGCAGGAAGAAACCTACCTCAAGCCGTTTGTGTCATCCATCTATTCCGTCAACCCCGGTGAGTTCTACGGAAAGTCGGCAATCTCATCAGTCGAATCCCTGATAAACGAGCAGACCGACCTGCATAACCTCTACATGGACAACCATAAGCGGCTTGTTAACGGTATCACCAAAGTCTTAAACCGAACTAACCTGACCCGAAACGACATCCCGCAGGTTCCCGGTGCAATCTGGTTTCTCGATTCCTTTGAAGATGTTGAAGTTGAAACACCGCCTGAAACAAACCTTATCGGCTATAAGACCATCCACGAACTTCTGGACCGGGAACTTGAAAAGGCATCGGGCGTTACATCTTACAATCTCGGGGTCGGCAGAACCAAACGGGAAACCTACGGTGAAATCCGGTCTATGATAAGTGAAGCATCTGACCGCTTCCAGCTGTTCATCCAGATGGCAGACCGTCTGACATTGCGCCCCCTGCTTGCCCGCGTATACCCACTGCTCCGTCAGACGTTCTCCATCTTTAAAAACATGGATTTCAACATTAACGGCCAGCAAATCGGCATATCCGAAGAAAACCTGCTTGAAGACATGGATGTTTCATTTGCTGCAACCACAATCGAGTCCGAACATTCCAAATACTCCAAGCAGCAGACGTTCCCGCAAATTGTTACTATGCTGGCGAACATTTCCGGTGGCCGCTTAAACGTCGATGAAGTCGCCCGGGAAATCGGAAACCTCTACAATTACCGGAATGCCGTCCGCTTCCTTAACCCGGAAGACCAGATTCCTATTTCCGCTCTTCCGCCAGAACTCCAGCCAATCGCCCAGCAGATATTGGCAGCCATGCAGGGAACTCAAAACAAACGGTCGAGCAACCCGCAAATCCCGGCTCCTCAGCCACTTGGCTCTGGAATGGGAACAGGAGAAATGTAAATGGCAGATTACGAAACGTTTGGCTATGAAGTAAGAAAGCCGTTTTCGAGCGAGCTAAAATACTTTAAGAAAAACCCAAATGTTTCAGGAATGGCTGCTTCCGATAACCGCATTATCCTTAACCCCTACTCCAACCTAAAAACTGACCAGCAGGGAGCAGTAGCAAAGAACGAAGCGATACGTCTGTTCATGCGGGAAAAGAAGTACAAGTATGATTTCGACGCTACCCCGGAACAACTTGGTTCGTTCAAAGGAACTGAATATGAAAAACCGGAAAATGTCCAATCCCTGAAAGATACCATTGTCAGCAGGATAATTACAGGCGACCCGTCTGCTGGTAAGTTCACACCGCAGCAAAAGAAGTGGGCCGATACCGTTCTTGGTGAAATTAAGGGCCGAAACAAATTCTTCGTCAAATAGGAGGGAATGTGGACCAAGAAGCAGAACGCGATAAGCTCATCGAATTCGGAATGCGCCTTGATGACTTCTTCAAAACTATGCCCGGTAAGATTTTGCTGGGCCGGTTAGAGGAGAAAATCGGAATTACCGCAAACGATATGATGTTCGCCCGTGGTAAGAAAGGAAAAGTCGAATCCGATTTCACCTGCGTTGAACTCTCCCATTTCGAGCGGCATCGCGGGTTTGCTCTCGGCGTAAAGTGGGTGCTTGACCAAATCAATTCCATCATCAATACCGCCAAGCGGGCCGAGGAAGACCGGAAGCAGGAAAAATCAGAGGATACAAATCCTTGACAAACGATAATTTAAAGCTAGAATGGATACTAAGCATACTCACTTCCCTTATTAAAGGGAGATATACCGGAGGAGTACAGATATTATTTAAGGAAGGCGGCGTCAGTTCAATAACTCCGCTTCCCAAATTAAAAGTCAATAGAGCAAAATAGGTCAACCCCCCAGCACCAGCTCACGGGGCAACGCCTACCGTCTACATGGAGTTCTTAGTTCTCCTTATCTTCATGTAGCGGTAGGTTTTTTGTTTTTACCACCAACCACTATTAGGAGCAATTATGGTCAGACCCCAAACGGACGTTAATCCAGAGCCGGTTTCGTCCCCCGCTCAGGGTGTAATGGCAGAGCCACCCACTGCCCCGGACGTTAATGTTTCGGTTCCGTCCCCCGAAGAGCCCATGAGCACCAAACCTCATGAGGATGCTATCCCCTATTCTCGGTTCAAGGAGGAAATTGACAAGAACAACAGGTTACGGGATGAGTTGGAATCACTAAAGTCCCAGTACACTGAAACGCCGCCCGAGCCGTTCAACTGGAACTCGCTTTATCCAGACCAGCAACAGGCAGCAGCTCCTCAGCCAGTCCCCCAGCAGCAGGCCCAGCCGCAAGCATTCTCTCCAGAACAGATAGAAGAGCGCCTTCGGGAAGACATTTACCAGAAGCCATTCCAAACGCTCTACCCTATCATGATGGAAGCGGCAAAGCAGGTTTTAAGGGACACCAAGCAGAAGGAAGCGCGGGTTCGCAGCATTCCTGATTTCAGGAAGTACGAGCCCGACTACTACAGTGTACCGGAAGATGTGGTTGCCCAGACGCAAAGCGATTCAGAACTGGTTCGCTATCTCTTGGCAAAGCACCGGGCGACAGTGACCGGGAAAACTCCTCCACCCGAACCAGCGCAGTCACAGGGACGGTTTATTGACCAGCAGCAATCCTCTCCTGCAAACGGGCCATCACGGCCAGCAAGCACCATTGACGACTTGGCCGAACGATACCGGAAAGAAGGGGAGCAGCGGGTAATTGAAAAACTCCGGTCACAACAGGGTTTTACCGCTGAAGGAGCTGCAACCATCCCGCAAGCTTCATCCGATGAACCGGAACTGGATGCCGAAGGAGCTGCTCTTATGGCAAAGCTCGGCATTCCTCAAGACAAAATTAGAAACGTAGCCAAGCGGCTCGATAACTTTGTGAAAGGGAGATAGCTCATGGGAAAAGACAGCAAGGAATTCGAAAGATTGGAACCCGGCGAATGCGAACCCGTGCAACCGGACGACTTTTTCCGCTATGAAGGGAAAGACCCTCGCTTCCACTACCACTGGGCTGAAAATACTCCCCGGCGCGTTCAGGCACTCAAACGCGAAGGATATGAGATAGACCCAGCAGCCTCAAGTGCGGAAGCGGCAAAGAAGGTCGATGCCCAGCGTGATTTCTTAAAGAAGACAATGAACGACCCGACCACCTCAAAAGAAAACGTAACCATGGCCCGTGAGGTCCTTGACCGGATGACAAGTGCTCCCGTAGACACCACCGTCAATATCCCTCACCACATCATGATGCGAACTTCTGTTGAGAACCGGCGGAAGCGGATGGAACATCGTTTCACTAAGTCCAAGAAGATGGAAGACATGATTCAATCGAACATCCGCGACCTCGACAAAGCTCTTCAGAAGTCAGGAAAAGGTGGTATGAAGGCGTTCAAAGACCTTTTCGACAGTATCAAAGAACGATAAACCTAACCTCGCTCAGTGGAGGATTGAACCATGACTATAATCAGAGCGAATAACACTAACCTGATGAAAGCGGGCTTGGATGAAGTTCTGTTCAACCCGTGGGAAAACTCCCCACCGGACAGTGTTATTTCAAGAATATTCAATACCGAGACGCACGATAGCCAGTTCAAGAAGTATATGACCATCAAAGGCTACCCGATGCTTGTCCAGAAGGATGAAGGCGCTGCTTACACTTCTGCCGACGCGGGCGAAGCGTGGTGGACCCAGCTGGAACACGTTGCTTACGGCCTTTACTCGACCATCACCCACGAAGCACAGGCCGACGAGCGATACGGTGTTATCAGGCAGTTCCCGAATGCCATGAGAGAGTCCGTCGAAGCGACAGTGAACTACTACGCTTCTCGCGTGTTCTCAACCGGCTTCACTGCTCTTCCCAGCTACCAGACATCAAACCGTTCAACAACCGAATACC